CTAATGGCTGGTTATGCTACAGGTAAAAATTCAAAAGCAATATCTGATAGATCAGGTATGGAGTTTCCATATGATGAAATGGTTAGAGAATGGAACGGTTCATTAGTTCATACTTCTGAGTTTGAGCCAAAACATCCTCAGATTAGAAGAAAGAGAGTTGTAGCAGATAGAATTGCTTTACAAAATCCAAGACCTCAAGATTTTACTTTTAATTCTGGTGGTAAAAGATTTACTACAATAGATCTTACATTACCGGGTGTATTTGGATTTGAATCAAATGGAATGCAGCCTGATGATGGTGCAGAACAAAATAGAAAAAGACAGCTTGTCAGTAGAGCTGGTCAAGTAACCGTGGAGATATCATAATGGCAATTAGTTACTCAGATTTTTTAACTCAAGTAAGAAACTATACAGAAGTTGATTCAAATGTTTTAACGGACTCGTTGTTAGATCAATTTATAAGACAAACCGAATTAGATGTTGCAGGTAAAGTAGATTATGACGATTTAAGAAAATATGCTACGGCTAATTTTATTACAAGTCAAAGATATCTTTCATTACCAGCAGATCAAGTTATTGTAAGATCTATTCAAGTTTTCGATGGATCTGGTGACAGGGTATTTTTAGAAAAAAGAGATACAAGTTTTATATCAGAATTTAATAATAGTGGAGCAACGGGATTACCTAAATATTATGCAATGTGGGATGATTTCAATGCTGTTGTTGCACCTACTCCAGATAGTACTTATCAAGTACAACTAAATTACATTATTGATCCACCTCATTTTACATCTTCAAACACTACTTATATATCAACTTATCAAGATGGATTGTTGTTATATGGCGTTTTAGAACAAGCATTCTCTTACCTCAAAGGCCCGCAGGATATGTACAACTTATACAAAAGCAAGTATGATACAAGTGTACAAGCTTTTGCTCTTCAACAGATGGGTAGAAGACGTAGAGGAGAATATGATGATGGAGTGCCTAGAGTTAAGGTTCCTTCACCATCGCCATAATTTAATAATAAAGGAGATTTAAAATGGCAATTACAACAAACGCAATATGCAACACATTTAAAGAAGAGATTCTTGAAGGTGTGCATGATTTTACACCAACATCTGGTGATGTATTTAAATTAGCACTATATACAAACAGTGCAACTATCGGTGCAGATACAACTGCTTATCCTGGAGATAGCACAGGCGGACAAGTATCAAACACAGGTCAATACGCACAAGGTGGCGGTGCACTTGTTAATGCATTAGTGTCAAATAACGGCGGCACAGCATTCGTTGATTTTAGTGACTTATCATTTACTGGAGTAACCTTAACTGCAAGAGGAGCTTTGATTTATAATACTTCAAACTCTAATAAAGCAGTTGCGGTATTAGACTTCGGTGGCGATAAAACAGCTACAGCAGGAACTTTTACAATTCAGTTCCCTAACGCAAACGACACACAAGCAATTATTAGAATAGCGTAATATGAATAATGGCAACTGGATGGGGCAATAAAACTTGGGGTGCATCGGAATGGGGAGACCTAGCCGATGAAACCGTAGTTGTCTCATCCATTGTCGCAACATCATCAATAGGTTCTTCAACCACAGAAGCAGATGCAAATGTTACTGCATCATCTTTATTAGCAACATCTTCACCTGGTCAAGTAACACAAGATATTTCTTTAAATTTACCTGTTACAGGTATTGAAGCAACTTCATCAACTGGGCAAGCTGTATCAGAAATTGGAATAGAACAATCTGGTATATCTACAACTTCATCCATAGGTACTGTAAGCATAGATGAAAACTTCTTAGTGGGTGCAGGATGGGGAAGAGAAGTTTGGGGTAGTTTTGTTTGGGGAGATAATTATTCAGTATTAGCAAACGGTATTGGTTTAACAGCTACAATTGGTAATGAAGATGCGTTTACAGATGTAACCGTAGCAGTTTCAGGACAAGAATTACAATCAGCAATTACTGCAGTTGGAACTTCAGCAAACTCAGATAATGAAATTGCACATAGTTTCTTACTTACAGGTTCCTTAGGATCACCCGTAATTACAGGAGATGCTTTAATTGAACTCTCAGGTATATCAGCAACCGTATCAATAGGTTCAGTAGAAGCTGCACCGAAACAAGAAGTTGACGTAACAGGTATTCAATTAACGGCAAATTTAGGTAATAGTGATCAAATTGGAAATGCAAATATTTCATTAACAGGTATAGGTGCTACAAGTGCCGTAGGAGATATTATCCCAGTATCTGTTTATGATGCCACAGGATTAGAAGCGACAACTTCTATAGGTTCTGTAACCGTTATTGGACAAGCAGTTGTTAATCCTACAGGTGTGACATTGACTATATCAACAATTTCGCCTAATATCATTGCGTGGGCTGAAGTTGACACAGGAACACCAGTAACATGGTCTGAGGTTGACCTAGCAGCTTAATAGAGTTAAAATTATTTAAGGAGTTAAAATATATTTATGGCATCGACATTTTCATCAGATCTAAAACTAGAATTAATGGCTACTGGCGAAAACGCTGGTACATGGGGTGATAATACAAATAACAATTTAAATCTTATTCAACAAGCAATCGCAGGTTATGAAGCAGTAGCACTTTCAGATGGTGGAACTGTAGCTCTTGCAATGACAGATAAAACAATCTCAAATGCAAGAAACATGGTAATTAAATTTACTGGAACTTTAACTTCAGCTTCGAATGTAACTATTCCAAATTCTATTGAAAAATTTTACATCTTTGATTTATCAGCAGTAACTGGTGTTACAAACTTAACGATTAAAACAGTTTCAGGAACTGGTTTTACAGCTGGAGAAGCTAAAATCGTAGCCGCTTATTCTGATGGAACAAATTTAAATGAAATTGCTCTAGATACTTTAGGTGGAACAATTGCAACCGCTCAAATTGCAGATAATGCTGTAACAACAGCAAAAATTTCAGATAATCAAATTATAACTGCAAAAATTTCTGATAACCAAGTAACTACAGCAAAAATTTCAGACAACCAAATTACAACTGCAAAAGTTTCTGATTTACAAATCACAACTGCAAAAATTGCAAATGACTCTGTAACTCCAGATAAATTATCTGATACAGCGGTAACTCCAGGAAGCTATACTTCAGCTTCAATTACAGTCGACCAACAAGGAAGACTTACTGCAGCATCATCAGGTTCTGCAGGTGCAGGTGGATACAATTTAGCTTTTTCTGCTAAAGGTCCTGCTTCTGGAACTTACACTGCAAATGCAGCAGCAACACAAATTGGTGTTTACATGGTTGCAGGTGGTGGAGGTGGAGGAACTGGTCCAACAGCTATTACAATTAGTGGTGGATATGGTGGAGCAGGTTTTTATACTACTGCAATCTCAGCACCATTTGCAAAATCATACGCAATAGGAGCACCAGGATCTGCTGGGGGAAATCCAGGAAGAGCTGGATCTGCTGGTGGAAATACAAGCATAACAGATGTTGGAACAGTTAACGGTGGTGGTGGAGGTCCTAACACAAACAATAGTAGTATTACAGGAACCCCTGGAAACGCACCTGGAGCGACTGTAGATTTAGGAACTTATCAAGGACTGGCGAGAAACAATTTAGGTACAAATAACCAACCAAATCCATTTACTGGAAGATTTGGTTTTGCAAGTGGGGGTCCTGACCCAGGAAACCCTGGTATATTAAACATTTATGAAAACACAGGATCAGGTTAATAATGGCATACGTAATTTATAGAACAGATATAACAGGGTCGTCTTGTGTAAGGTTTGTTAAAGATGATACAGACTTAGCCTTAAGACCAGCTGATTCAAATGAAGTCGCTATTACAGTTACAGACTCTGTTTTTCAAGACTTAATCACAGATGTAAAAGACACTTCTACTTACAGTGGCACGACTGCGACTATAAACGATGTAGATGCAGTAAGTTTATCTGAAGAAGATTTCAAAGATCAAAAAGAAAAAATTGAAAACAGACTTATGTCTTTTAAAAATGCTTTTGATAATGATTTAGCAACAAGAGCAAATACTTATCTAACAGCTTTGGGTAATGTAGATGTATCTTCTATAACTTTTCCATTAGCAAAAACTGTTAATAAGTATATGAAAGACGAAAACTCTGATCTTGAAATCATTCATCCTTGGATGCTTTACTAAATTAATTTCTCTGTTATACAAAAATTCATGTTTGATAAAGAGATAGAGTTTAGTGCGCATAAATTAATTATTTCAGATAAATCGGTATATCCAAAACCTATAAAACTTAACATACCTGAATGGTATAAAAATCTTAAACATACTGTAGGAGATGAAACTATTAAAGGATGTATTCCTTTTATGGATTCTTTAACAACGGGGTATGTTTTATCTTTGCCTCAAGATTTTAAACTTTTTCATAATACCACCAACCCTGAAACAGGGGAAGAAAACCAAATTGCTTTAGTTCCTTCGCATGCACATCATTCTTATATTGAAGATTACCTCCTAAGCGAGTGTAATTTAAACATGAAAGCAGAGGCACATCCACCGAAACAAGTAGAGGGCTCACCGTTAGTTAAAAAAAATAATAATTGTCCATTTTTTAAAATATTAAATCCGTGGAAAATAAAAACTCCCCCAGGATATTCATGTTTATTTGTTCCACCACTAAATAATTCTGATGATAGGTTTTCAATAATACCAGGTATTGTAGATACCGATACATTTCCTGCATATATAAATTTTCCATGTATTGTAAATGGAGATAAATATAAAACACTTGAAACTGATTTAAAAAAAGGTACACCTTATGTTCAGATAATACCTTTTAAAAGAGATAATTGGAGAATGAAAACAGATTTTATAAAACAAGTTGATAAAGTAAAAAGTAAAATTTATTTGTTTAGAGCCGCAGGAAAAATAATTAATAGATATAAGAATTTTTTTTGGAGTAAAAAATCATGGAAATAAATAAATTTGTAAAAACGTTTGATAATGTCCTTTCTGTTCCAACTTGTAAAAAATTTTTAAGAGTAAAGGATAAATTTTTTATAGAGGAAGATGGTTTGGTAGGTGGTTGTAATGAGAAAAAACCTGAGATAAGAAAAGTTTCAGTGCACCATACTAGTGGTAGAGATTGGAAAACAAAAACTGAAGTTCATTGGAATAATTTTTTTGTACATCATTTTGTAAATTTAGTTAGTAAACTTTATTTAAAACCTTTCAAAGAAGAATTAAGTTTAGGCTTTGATATCATAGACATGCAATATTTAACTTATAGAGATAATGATTTTTATGTTGATCATATAGACGCTTCAGCGGTAAATAATAGGGCTCTGACATGTTTACTTATGCTCAATGATGATTTTGATGGTGGTGAACTATGTGTTAATGATCCATATGGAGGCACTACAAAAACTATTCAGCCAAAATCTGGTCGATGTACAATATTTCCAAGTAATTTTATGTTTCCACATAATGTTAGACCTGTAACAAGAGGAGTGAGGTATACAATAGTGGCATGGTTCGCTTAGGAAAAGATTTTAAATATAAAAAAATTGAAAACTTTTTAAGTGAAGAAGAGGTTTTACTTTTTCAAATTTATTCTGATATAAGACATAAAAATAATCTAAAAAATTTTGATTACCATCAAACTGATACTTGCGATACTTATTACTATGTTGATCCTCTTGCAGAAACATTATTATGTAAAAAAATTGATTTGATGGAAAAAGAAACAGGGTTATCTCTTCATCCATCTTATTCGTTTTGGAGAACATATACTTATTTGTCTGACTTAAGAGCACATAAGGACAGACCCTCTTGTGAAATTAGTGTAACTGTGATGATTGGATCCGATGGAACAAAATGGCCAATCTATATGGAAGGTGAACCAATAGATTTAAATCCAGGAGATGCTGTAATATATTTAGGGCATGAATTAGAACACTGGAGAGAAGAATTTGAAGGAGATTGGCATACGCAAGTATTTTTACACTATGTAAGACAAGACGGGCCTCACAAGGATTTTAAATTTGATAGAAAAAGTTTTTATGGTAGAAAAGAAATATGATAATTTATGTAGATAAAAATAAAAACGGGGTATATCGATTTAATTTAAAAGAAAGATTAAAAATTTTATTTTTTGGTAAAATAGTTTATTCACAAGTTGATTTAAAAAAATCAATGAACGCTTGGATGACTGCTTTATTTAATTTGAATGATCAATTAGATGAAGATGTACAAAAAATGCAATCTAATCCACATGAGCCCATCTAATGTTATAAGTGCTTTTGCCTTACCTATTCAAATTTTAAAAAATATTCATCCGCCTCAACAAGAATATTTTTTAGGAATATATAAAATTAAATTTGAGGGTAGGTACAAAACAAATGTTTTTTCTTTAAAAGAAAATTTATTAGATAGTTCTGATTTAAAAAATTTAGCCAATATAATAGATCAAAAAGCTAAAGAATTTATGACTGATGTTTTAAGTTTAAAAAATGATATTTATAGGGTAAATTCTTGGGCTGCTCGTTCACAAGGTAACCATCATTCACACATGCATCCAGGTGCTTTTATAAGCGTAGTTTATTATTTAAAAGCAAATTCAGGTGATTTAATTATTACCGATCTTAGAGATCCTTTACAAAAAGGATTTAATTTTGAATACGCTATTAAAAATTACAATGTATTTAATTCTAAAGAATACACCATAGAAGCTAGAACAGGTGACATGGTGATTTTTCCAGGTTGGCTTAAACATGAGACATCCAAAGTTTCAAGCGATAGAATTATTATAGGGGCTAATTATTTTTTAAAAGGCCCAGTAGGTTTTAAAAAAAATTATAGTTTAGTGAATTTATGAATTTATTAGAAATCAAACAACCTATTTTAGTTGATGATGTTTTACCTCCTCAAGAAAATTTAGAAATTCTTAAATTACTTTCTTCTAGACCTTGGGGAATACAACATGAAACATCCAATAAATCAGATAAAGTTTTAGCAGCTTTTGACAACAATACCGCACACACAGGTTTTGCTCATGTCACTATGGATTCTATTGATCATAATTACCCAGGTCATCCAGAAGACCCTCTCTTTATATATGCAAGATTAATAACTAATTTGATTTTATTTAAATTAAATGTGCCTCAACCAAATCTATATAGAGTTCATTGGAATTATTATACTCAAGGCCAGCAAGGTATTGGGCATAGAGATCATGATTCAAATAGATTTATATCTATCTTATATAATCCTCACACAACGGATGGAGGTACTGAAATATTAGATAAATTCTACCCTGATAAAATGAGTCAGGCAAAAGTCTTCAAAAGCAGTTGGATCCATAGAGGGATTACGGTTAAAAAAGATAAGGCAAGAGCCTCTTTGAACATTGTCTTATTTTATTAGTATTATAGACTATTAAATAGTGTATAATACTATTATAATTAGGATTATGCCTTTAAACTTAGTTAATATAAGACCAGGATTTAACAAACAAATAACCGATACTGCAGCAGAAGGTCAGTATGTAGATGGTGATTTTGTTCGTTTTAGATATGGATTACCTGAAAAGGTGGGAGGCTGGTCTAAAATCACATCTAATACACTTGTTGGAGTAACTCGAGATCAACATCAATATACAGACTTAGATGGAAGAATTTATGCTGCTTTAGGCACAAATAAAGCGTTAATTATTTATTATGAATCTGCTTTCTACGACATAACTCCTTTAGAAACTGCGCAGACAGGAGGTTCATTTACGACAAATAGTACAACAACAGTTACTGTTACACTTCCAGGACACAGCGTAGAGGCAGGAGATTTATTTACATTTACTTCAGTTACACCTCCTACTGGAGCTGGATATACTGCAGGTGATTTTGAGAACACGACATACGAAGTGACCGCACGATTAAGCGGTAATCAATTTACTGTAACCATGGCAACAGCTGCCTCTAACAGCGGATCTTCAGGATCATGTACAATTAATCGTTATGTAAAAGCAGGACCAATTGGCCAAACTTTTGGTTACGGTTTTGGTACTGGGGGATATGGAGGATCAACTGGTGTAACAACTTTACTTAATGGCGCATTACTAAACGATAGTAATGGTACTGGAGGCTCTGGTACTACAATCACAGTGGACTCTACAACTAATTTTCCTTCAGCTGGTGTTATAAAAGTTGATGACGAATTAATATCTTATACAGGCATTACTACAACATCTTTAACTGGTATTACAAGAGCAGTAAATGGAACTTTAACTGCAGCTCATGCGGATGATACATCTATAGAAGTTTTTTTAACTTGGGGCGAAGCATCTTTATCATCATCTGTAACTTTAGCGCCAGCGAACTGGAAACTAGATAATTTTGGTCAAATATTAACTGCAACAATTTATAGTGGTAGAACATTTATTTGGCAACCTATTCAAAATACAGCTAATGCTCTACAGACAAGAGCTACTATAATGACAGGAGCACCCACTAATACTTTAATGAGTTTAACTTCTGATCAAGATAGACATTTTATACATTTTGGAACTGAAACAACTATAGGGGATACAGGATCTTTGGATAAAATGTTTATAAGATTTTCTGATCAAGAAAGCACTTCTGACTACACTCCTACCTCTATTAATACTGCAGGAACATTTAGACTTGATGACGGAACTGAAATACGAGCAGTCATACGTGCAAAAGATTATATTTTAATTTGTACTGATACTGCAGCTTATACGATGCAGTTTGTTGGTGCTCCATTTACATTTAGTATAAGAAAAGTTGGATCTAATTGTGGATGTATTGGTCCTCATGCAATTCAATTTAAAGATGGTATTGTGTATTGGATGGATGATTCTGGAGGATTTAATTATTTTAATGGAACCGTGCAATCGATGGATTGTCCAGTAGAGGATTTTGTGTTCACCACAAACAATCCAGGTGATCTTGGTTTAAATTATACTTCAGGTAAACTCGTACATTGTGGTAACAATTGTTTATTTGATGAAGTGACTTGGTATTATCCATCTGCTAATTCAAACGTTGTTGATAGAACTGTAACATGGAATCATGGTGAGAAATGTTGGTACACATCTTCACTATCACGAACTACCGCCAACGATGCACAATTATATTCAAAGCCATACAAAACATCTTGGGATGCCTCAGCAACGTATACATTTCCAACTGTTCAAGGAGCATCAAATACAAATGGCGCAACAACTTACTGGGCTCACGAAGTTGGTACAGACCAAGTCGCAGATGGGACAACAACTGCAATTTTAGCTTTTATAGAATCTGGGGACTTTCAATTACATCAAGGTGGAGATGGTGAGTTTTTCACTAAGGTAAGAAGATTTATTCCTGATTTTAAGAGATTAAACGGGAATGCACAAATTACAATTTTATTAAAAGACTTTCCAAGCGATACTGCAGCTTCATCTTCTTTAGGACCTTTTTCTATTAACAGTTCAACTCAAAAAGTAGATACAAGAGCAAGAGGAAGGGCTGCAGCATTAAAAATTGAAAATACATCAAGCCC